TTTGATTATTTATTTTTTTCCTAAAATCTTCATCTGTAAGATACAAAAATATAGCTCTATCTGATAATTTTTGGAAACTAAATTTCCTTTTTACACATTCAATTTTAAAGTTTTCAAATAAATCACTTTTTACTTTTACACTTGTTAGTGTCATTGGTTTTTTTTCACTCATTTTATTTTAATTTTATATTACATGTTGTATATACATATGCTAAAGTATAAAAATATACAAATATATTATAGGGATTTACCTACTGCAGCACATAATTCTTTATCATCTTTAAAAGGGCAAAATGTACAATTCCATTTGCTAGGGTTAGCATTAAAAGATGTATCTTTATATGAACCATCTGAGTTAAATGCTCTATTTATAAATTCATCTAAATTTTTTGTTGCCTTATTTACTTTATTTCTACCTGAGGCTGGAACAAAGGTTTGTATGCGTTTTTGAGGAAAATCCCCCTCAGTATACACTTTTCTTCTAACTATAAAAAATTCAATTTCAATATTTTCAATAGGTATATTATATTGTTTACTAAAGAAATATTTGTAAAGCACTAGCTGGAATTGTTTAGATTCATCCTTTTTAGCATACTTATTCCACCCTTTAGTACTGGTTTTAATATCGATTATCTTGAATGTATTTGTGGGTTCATGATACAGTACAACATCCAAGTAACCCATATATTTAACACCGTTAATACGCATATTAGGCGCAATAACTATAGGTACTTCACAACCTACTAAATGCCATCCTCTTTTACTAAAATAACTACCTTTTTTCTTTTTAAAATAATCTAATATATTTTTCCCATCCTCAAAAAACTCTCTTAATTCTTCAGGGGTACTAAAGTGTTTGTTTTTATTTCTTTTATAATCTTTAGCATAACATTCTCTTAGAGTATCTTCAAATAACTCTTCAATATCAATTCTATCTGCTGCTGCCCCACTTTCTGCATACATCACATCTAAATAATGTTGTAGCACTTCATGTAAAGCCGTTCCAAATGTCATATGAATACTTTGTTCACTTTTCTTATGTCCATCTCTGTACTGTAGAGACCACTTTTTAGGACATTGAGTAAACATTGACAATTGAGAATATGATATATTTTTTTCTACACCAAAATTAACAGGTGGGGGTGGGTTTTCTCTAATATCTCTAACTATTAATGGTAGTTTCTTTTTAGCCATTATTTAACCCATTTAATATAATTTGTATAATAAGCATACCCATGTTTTATATAATTATTTGTTAAAAATATTTCTAAATCAGGATACCTAGATTGCATTACTCTGGGTGTTAGATCTGGTTGGTGGTGAATTTCAGATTCAACCCCATCTACTGCGTCTTGTTGGTGTAAATAAGGAATAGCAACTAAACATTTAATACCTTTTAAACTAATATCTTTAATTAAACTTTGAGCAGGTTCTAAATGGATATGTTCTAAAACATCCCCTAATATAATATAATCATAATCATCATAGTTAAAATTTAAAATATCTCCCACAAATACATTATTATAATATTTATTAAGTTTATATTGGTATATGTAAGGTTTATGGATTTCTAAAGCATCCATATTTAAATCTTGTAGAGATTTACCATAAGTACCTTCACCGGGACCAACATCTAATATTTTATGATTTATGGGTAATTTATTTAATACAACAGTACGAATATGTTCATATACTGCTGATTTATGTACTGATAAGCTTGTAGGCATATTTTATTTTATTTTATTTGTTATCTATATAAATTATTACTTGTCTATAGTATTCTATGAAATGGTCATTCCACAAATCCCATTTAATATCTGTTCCGTTAACAGCACTAACCATATGATTAGGGAATAATCTTAAATAAGTATCTCTAAAAAATCTAAATTTTTCTTTCAATTCAGGATTGCTTAAATGCCATTCCCCTGCTATTTTACCTACATTTTCTTTAATCCAAAATAAATTTTCTATTGAAAATATATCATATTCTCCTCCTTCACAATCTGTTTTTAAAAAATCAATACTTTTTATATTGTTTTCATTTATAATTTCCATAAATGGTTTTGATTTTACAGAAATCTTATCTCCAAAATTATCACCATAAAATCCAGGATCAATAAGAACATTTTCACGACCAATACCATAAGGTATAATTGTGTGGGGTATTGTTGAAAGGTTATCTTTTAATATTTCATTTTGATTTGGGGAGGGTTCTACACAGTAAATATGCTTAGGATTTTTATCTTTTATTTTAAAACCAAAAGGGCCTATACTTGCCCCAGCATCAAATACTATATCGTCTTCTTTTACTTCAAAATGTTTTTCATATAAGTTTAAATCAAACATTTCTGAGTGGATAGCGCTACGGAACCAATCACCACTTTCTCCCCAATTAAAGTTATTAACATCCATTTTTATTTTTTCCATTTGTTTCGTCCAACTAACATTCCTATTATCCCATAATTAGCAACATCAATAAATGTATCCTCCATACCTTCATCTTTAACATACTGTTTCCCGCTCACCACTAAATTTTTTAAGCGGTTTATTTTATCGGTTAATCTAATAGCTAACCCAGTTAATGAGAACTTTTTGTCCTCACTATTATTACAAATATCTCCGCCTAAAGTTACATTATTTAAACCATAATCCATCATTTTTCTGGCGAACAGTTCGTATTGTTCATTTTGAATATTTTTAAATTCTTTAGATAGTTCTGGGTATTCTTTTTCAAATATTTTTATTGTTGGTGGTGATTCAGAAATTAATTTTTCTGAAAATGTGGTGGTTACTTTAGCTTCTTCACCCTCAAAATATTTTTCTACTGTACTACTCATTTTATTACTTTTTTAGTTGGTTTAAAATATTTATTTAATGCTTCTAGTCTATCATCAGCATCTACCAGCATTAAAAGTGCTTCTTCAGCATTTTTATAAAAATCTTCAGTAGAATGATCTCCAATACCTACTGCTTTGTTTCCTAATAAGTCTAATGATAATAAGGCTTTTGATTTATCAGCTTCAGCTGATGTTTTAAACATATTATATAATTCGAGTGTCATTTTTTTAATAATTGTGTTATTTCTTTTTTTTCTTTACCTATTGATGATAATATACTTTTTACTTCATCTTTTCCTATTACATCAATATAATTATCTGCTTCATAGGTTCCACATTCAAAATAATTAGCTATTATTTTAACTAATTCTTTATTTTTTGGTTTGGAGGAAGATTTAATATATTTGTTCCATACTTTTTTCTTAGGAATCATACTACAATAAAAATTATAAATTCCTTTTTTATCTGTAGGTAGAAATCTTTGAGCAAGATTAGATACTTCAATATTATTTTTCCCCATAGATATAAATCTATGAATCATATAAGAATTCCAACCCTCCCAATCTTTTTCACTAAATTGAGAGGCTGGGGTCTTTTTAATTGTTATTTCATCTAACCAATTAAATATAGTCATTAATCCATTATATAATCTTTATAATCATCTCTTAATTCAGGTGGTACTGTATCTATAAGGATTTTTCCTGATTTTGGATCAAAAAATACAGGGATAGGCATTACACCATCTTCAGCGGTGCCTGCTACAAATTTTGATACTTTACGAAGAATTACTCCTTGTTGAAAAATTACTCCCCCATCAGGAGTTTCTACTGATGTAGTATTTTTTAAATCTACATTCATTTGCATTTGTGGTTGTTGTTCAGCCATTTTTACTTTTTTTTATTATTTTGTTTAAAATCTATTATAAATCCAATCGCTACTAAAATATTTAAACCTACACTAGCGATTATTTCATGTAAGTCTTGATATGTGTTTAATGATAAATGAACATGCCCAACCATCCAAAAGGGAATAGCCATTTGCTGACTATACCAAATGAGAGCAAACTCAATAAATCTTCTCATTATATTTCAACTAATTGGTTTATCAGTGCCATACAATTTATTTCTTTATCAATTCTAAAATTAGATTGATATGAATACTCATTAATATGGTATGCTACTAATCCTTCTTTACCAGGAGCAAATTTATCAGCATTATCATAAAGATAACGATATAATTCTTCAAAATCTTGAATATTGGCATCGGCAATAATTTGTCTAATACCTCTCCATGATTTTTTACCTGTTAATTCTTTTAATACCTGAGCCATATAATTAGAGGATACTAATATTGACTTATCTAATTTAAGATATCTATCATTGGCTCCCCCATCTAAAATAGATAATTGGATTGTATTAAGACATTTACGTAAATCTGGGTAGAATTGGTTAACTATAATTTTTAAATCCTCCATTTCAAATGAACAACTTTCTTCACCCATAACCCAAGCAAGGTGTTTTGCAACATCTGCTTTAGTTGGAGGGATAACTTTTAGTGTTTGGCATCTTGATTGTAAAGGATCAATAATACGTTCTACAAAATTACAAGTCATAATAAATCTTGTAGTACGT